CCCAAATTTTGGAGCCAAACCAACGGCAAAGGCCTGTTACTTCGGAACCGAACTGCAAAGAGGAAACCAACAAGGGCTAGCCTGAATTACCGGGCGGGCCCCCGTACACAAACCCCCCCTATCCCCGAAAGCCGCCATCCCCATCAGGGCGAACTGTGGAAGGCAACGGTCGGGCCCTCGGATACCCACTGCAAAGGGATGTCTGAAAGCGATTAAGGTGGTACCCCAGGGTTCCAAGCACGACGGTGGAACCGCGGCCAAGTGATTGAATACGCTCACTATAGGCGGATTGGCAAATCATTGCACATTAACGGATGGACCACGGAACTCGGGATTTCACCGGAGAATATCTTATTTTTAAAATTTTTGTTAACCATAACAAACTTTCAACAACAAAATTAAAATTATGATAAACACAAAGGAAACTACTTTATCACTAATGAACAATGAAGTTTCTCTTATATCAACGGCATCTTCAAAGAAGTCATCTTCTTTCACTTTAATAGCAAAAGTAGCATCATCTTTAAACCTACCCAATGGACCCTGCTGAAAATGATGTATTCTTTCGATCACATCAGCATCAATAGGTCCAGATGACTTATATTCAACAGAATTTAAATCTTGATAATAATAAGACCCTCCGACACTAGAAACATTACGGAAATATAGATTATTAATAAACAACATAATAGACAATCCTAATATAAAACAAACTGAACAACATATCAACAGATAATATGAATCAAACACACTTTCACGATTACTGACAATTTGCACAATCTCCTCTACAGGTGACTGGACATCTTGACTTACTGAACCACTGGAATGCGAGCATCGCTGCGGTAAATAACAGTGCTGGCAAGAACAATCCCTTGAATTGATTATTACTGGAGGATCCATTATATGCCCTTGAATTATTCGCGTTATAATTAATACGCTTCGTTCCGTCTTGATACTTACCACCGTTTGAAAACTTATGAATATTATCCCCATGATGATTGTGTGGGATGTTCTGATTAGTCACGCCTAAAAACAAAAAGAAACAAATAGCACTTACACCAAACAAAATAGGCCAATACTTATTCGGTCTTGATCCTATTTCGTTACTTCTTACCATACTGGTACGTCAAAGCCCGACTGTTCGCAGTCTCAGTAACGTTATTCAATGTTTGCCAAAGCTGTGGCTCACACCTAATAACGAGCAACTTCTCTGCTCTACTTAAGGCAACACCTTTCAAATGATTATCAGCGTATGCTTCACGATCCCTCTCGTGGATAAACAAAGTAACAGATTCAAATTCTTGACCCTGAACTTCGTAGACTAAAGTCGTATCCAATTTTCCACTCAGCAAGATCGTCTCGAGTACCCACAGTAAAGACCAAGTTGATAGTAGTAGCGTCACTAGGACCTTCGTAGCCGCCTCTGCTTCACATTCGTCTTCCTTATCACAACCCTCGAAATCCAATCCTTGACCGCGACACAACGCAGCAATAGCCTTTCCAAAACGTCTACTGCTAGACAAATGGAAGACTACAGGAAAATTTAACCACTCGGGACTATCACAGGTGTTGGAACTCCCTTGAGCTCTATCCCCAAACAGTGCCAAATATTTAGCACCTAACAGACTCTGTAATAAAAGAATTTCACCGTTGCTGGCCAAGGTATTATTCGTCAAAGAAAATAACCTCAAAACTAACTTTAAGTCCAACAGCAACAACTCTTTAACCGTGTATGAATTCTGAACGTTCGAAAAAGAGGATTTTAAATTAGGGTTACCTAAAATAACCACAGAATTCAAACAACCTTCGACTTGTAATTTTCTCAACAAAGTTGTCTTTCCACTGCCTGGCACACCCGAGATCACACCAGCAAAGAATGGCACCTCTGGTCTTCTAGCTCTTAATTTAGAAAGCACAACTTCGTTTTCCTTCTTCGTCAAATTACAACCTTTTCCTGATTTCTCCGAAAGATATTTGTCGAATTTCTTCAACAGTGTTGATGTGCGAAAATGATCCCCTCGAAAAGGTTTCAGCGGTTTTCCCGTAGGCTTAAAACCACACTCTACACAAATTTTTGCAATGACAACAGGAGCCTCACGGTTACCTTGGTAACGGGGCGGAAGCTTTAAGGAACCACACTCGGTCTGGAGTATTTTAAAGTGTTTACACTGCCGTTTGGAGGTATTACAGTCAGCGCTTGAAGTGCCGTGAACTTTTTGATCCGATTGCAGTCTATCGATATCGTCTTTGCGACGATTACTTCCAATACCAGAACACGCAGAAGTGTTGTCTCTATGTGTATCGTCACACTCAACAGCAGGCGTCTGTTCAAACTTTTCTTCCTTAACAGGATTACTCGTTCTGAAATTCAGTTGTATGAACACTCGGCACACTTTTCTTTGGAATATTCTTTTTGC